CTATCGTTTAGGTTATTAAAGGTTTCTAAGAGGTGATCTAAGTTTTTCATAACTGTTCCTTTGTTAGAGTTAGAGGGGGCCGAAGCCCCCTGCTGTTAGGCTAGGCGACTGGTAACGGTTACGTTGGCACCGTACTCATAGAGTTCGTCTACGAGATCATAGGGGTTCCCGTAGAAGTCCTTGAGCAATAGAGCCACCGCTTGGGGATGGCTACAAACAAGCTCTAGGAAGTCGTCCGCTTCAGTATCTTCTGCCACCACTTTAGACGGTATGTAGTAGCCGTCGTCGTCCCAGTAGTCGAAGGAGCTTCTATAGCTTCCGTGTTGGGGATACCCCCAGTGACGGTCGTAGTAGTAATCTAGCACGGTAGGATCGCGCTCGAATACTAGCTTTGACCAGTCGGCTGCTATGAGAGAATCTCTAAGGGCTGAGGCGAAGAACAGGTCTTGAGTTTCTCCCTTAGTATGCTGCGCGTTGTAACCCACAGAGAGGTTTGTACACTCTGAGATTAGCTGCGAGTACTCATTGGAGTCGGTATAGGAACCCGTAGGGTCGGGCCGCATACCTAGTCCAAGGATACTGTCTAGGGATACTGCAAAGGCATCAGAGCAAGTCCTAAGACCTGACTGATGGGTGATGATATCCTCTTTGCCCTTCCTGTCGAACGATATCACAGCCTTGAGGCTATCCATCCATGGTGGATTATCGCTAACAAGTTTGCTAGAGCCGATGCATCCGGTCTCTTCTTCGGCGTGGACTACATAGACGCCCTCGATACCTGCATCGATCATCTCTAATATCAACCATATACCAGTGGCACAGTCCGCACCCAGACAGTTAGAGTCGCTGTCATTAGCTAGGCTAACGATATCGTTTTTGATCTGGATCTTTTGCATACCTCCAGAGTTATGTACGCTATCGTAGTGAGCTGCAAAGCAGAGCTTAGGGTTGTTACCTATGACAAGCTCATAGTTACCATGCTTGTCTGGATGCCCGAAGGTCGGGTGTAGAAAACGGCTACAGAAATCCTTTATGGAATCCGTGCCATGCTTGCGCTTAAACTTAAGCATTGATGTTAAACTATGCACTGTCTTTAGTCTCCTGTTCTCGGGGTTCTAATACCCAATGTTCATTGGTGTCGTCATAGACATACTTAGTAGTAAAGTCATTCATGTTATACCAAGAGATACCATAAGCAGACGCCCTGCCTCCACAACTTAGATCATTACTCTGATCGTTATGATAGATTTCTTCTACAATATCACACATGAAGTAATCTTCGTCATACTCATCTTGGCTGATAACTATGCCATCACCTGTGGTATAGACATGGTCTTCATCCCAGAGTTCACCTGACTCGGTTTCTACAGCGTGATGAATAGAGCAATGCTCGCACCAGACCATATGCTGATTACCCCAGCGATTAACTGTGTGTACATCCGTAGCTTCATCTCTAGGTAAATCTTCCTCGCAATAGTCGCAGCAGAAGAATAGAGAGTGGTAACAGTCTTCACAATAGCTCTCACCATCGCGGGTATATACATAACTTTCGTCTACTGCATCCCCACACTCTAAACAAGAGGAACAACCACCGGTCATAAGTAAGCCATTGTATTGGCTGGCGTCTATGTCTCCATCCCTAGAAATCTCTAGCTTGGTAACTCTGCTGCCACCGGCATACTTTTCCTGTAGTACCCTAGGTTCGTAATCAAGATAGGGAGCAATGTAGCCATTTTGGTATGGTATAGCTTTAAGCTGACACCCTACCCAAGACTGGTTGTCCCCAAGTTCTATTTCAGCAAAAGAAATAAACTCGCGGAGCTTCTTGTAGGCCATTTCTGACACTGCATAGATAGGCCCAGCTTTAGGCTTCATCTCTACACCTGCCCTAGATTTGGCTACAACAACACGGCCACCGATACGACCACCGGCATCTTCTAACCAGATAACCTCGAAGTCACCCGAAGCGTAAGCCTCTGCTGGGTGATTAGGCATGTGGTCGAACTTGTACCGCATACAGCTATTGACTGAATGTTTCTTATGCCAACCCGTATCCAAATTCTCAGGGGCTACCTGAGTATGTGAATAGGCTTTGGCAAAGTCCTTAGCGCTAAAGCCAGTGTGTACAGTGTACTCTCTGGGCATTAGCTTAGACTTTACCGTGTCCACTAGGCTATCAATCTCATGATCGAGTAGCTCCGGAAACATTCTTCTAAGGGCACGACCTATACGAACACCTCTGCGTCCGCTGCGACCTTTATCCCTAGCTGCCAAGTCAGGGTAGATAAACATAGCAGCAGGTTCGTCTTTATCTATGTTAGGCCAATAGATGTCTAAGACCTTACTGACATTAGCTGTCTGTTCGTAGTAATAGCTAGTATCAAGACTATCGCAGTCGTCTACTTCTTGCTTTATCTTTCTAGCTAGGTATTCGTATAAGAAAGTCTTACACCGTTGTGAAAGTCCATTGGAGTCATAGAAAGTTTCTATCTCCAGACCTTCGAGAGCTTTACCGTAATCTCTCATAGTTACCTCCTAAGTAACGGTTACAGTTTGCAGCATAGGCTGCGGTTAAGATACAGGCTAGGGCACGAATCACTAGGCGCACCTATCCCGTACTAAGATAGTAACATTTAGAATAGTCTAAGTCAAACCCATAGTTTTTTCTATAGGGAGGCTCTAGTTTGTGATCACAAATGATTAGCTGCAATAAAAGTCTAGTGTTTTCTTATGGTTATGGTGAGTGGGAGGGGCTTAGGTTGGTCTTAGGTTTCCCATCGGGGGTTCTTTTGTGATCACATGGGTGTAGCCCTGGCCTGGTCCGAGGCTAAAACTTTAGGTCATTTCCCATCCTGGGGGTTACCCTGGGCCTAGCCCTGGAGCCTGGCTAAGTCCTTGATTTATTTATTATCCAGGGTCCTGGCTTAGGTCTAACCCTGGAGCCTGGCTTATTTTCTACCCAGGGTCTAGCCCTGGAGCCAGGCCTGGAGCCAGGCTTAATTCCTACCCTGGGCCTTAGCTAATTTCCTATCCTGGGGCCTGGCTTATTTCCCATCGTGGGGCCTGGCTTAGGTCTAAGCTTAGGGCCTGGCCTGGAGTTATGCATAGGGCGCATACCAGACATGATCTAGGCGCATAGCTATACATTCATATATTTGAATATCTAAATACTTACATATGTGAATATCTATATATCTAGATTAGTGAATATGTTAGAGCTATGCATAGAACGCAACATAGGTATGACCTTAGAGCATACCTTAGATCTGGCCTTAGCTATAACCCTAGCGCATAGCTGCCATGCAAATAAATCGTATCTCCTAGTGCATTTTTTTCTTGCTAGTCGCTGCTGCTGCTGCTATAGATATTGTATAGCAAATCAAACAGAAAGGAATTTAGCTATGTCAAACTACTTCGGAACCCGCCGCGTATCTCGTGAAGAACTCCGCCATGCTGCACACGGCCAGCTTGTCCAGATATGCGCTAAGTATATCGCTGCAGAAAAGAACAAGGAAAAGCGCGAAATCTTAACCGAGGCGCTGACCATGTACATGAGCATTAAGGTGGGCGATACCAAGCGCGAAGATATCGTCGCCGCTTATGAGGCCGCGGTTGCTGAGGCTATCGGTTCATGATTAGGTCTATCCTAGGGGCGAGCTTATTGTTCGCCCTACTATTCTTTTGGATATCTGTCCTAACCTAATTTATTACCATGGGACCCTAGCTAGAATACTGGCTAGGGCCAAATCCTGGCGTAGCCACTATAGTTTCCAATATAAAAAATAAGGTTAGCCTATGACATAATGTCGCACCTACTTGATTTTTGCTCTTGACACACTATATACACACTAACTTAAGTAACTCTTAAGTAACTCTTTAATTTATAATACATATAGTTATTATAAGACTATAGTAACACTTAAGTGTAACTTAAGAGGGGATCTCGACTTAGCCTATAGTCTTTGCAGCTAGATCTAGGTCTGCAGCTCTATAGACTAGCCATAGAAAATAAATATAGCTCTACCCCTTGACATTTGTTAATTAGTACCTATATAGACCTCCATAGCCGACAGCTATCAATCGTATCTCCTCAATCATATATTTTCAGCGAAGACGGATTGTAGCCTAGGTTTAGCCTAAAGACTCTATAGATCTGCAGCCTCTAAAGGCTCCCCATAGGAATAACTATGAGTAACTCTCAACCTCAGCCACTGAAGTATAGTGAGCCGATTGCTAAATACGTTAGGCAGTCGGTTAAAGATGGTGTCCAGATCAAAGACATCATGGCTACTATTAATAAGCGTTACCAGAATGCCCCTCGTAACCTAGCTACTTTCTATAAGTACTATGGTGGTGACGTTAGTGAGGCCAGAGCAGAGATCTCCTCACGTGTTGGTAACGTAGTCGTTGAGCAAGCTCTTAATGGTCACTTTCCCTCTCAGGAGTTATTCCTACGCTCTAAGGCTGGATGGAGTCCAAAGGAAACTGTACAAGCCGAAGAGATGTCTGTCGACCCCGACCAAGACGCTAGTGCTATAGACACTCTTATGACCCTACTCGGTAAAAACTCTGATGACTCCCCAGATAACAGCACAGACACTTAGAGACCTACCAGATGCTGAGGTTGCAGCTGCACTAAAACAACTTGGCCCTGAGAAGACAGAAGAACTGCAGCACTCTTGGGAGTTCTGGGCTAGACCAGAGCAGCTAGAACCTAAAGGCAACTGGAATGTATGGGTAGCTCTAGCTGGTAGGGGTTGGGGTAAGACTAGAGCCGGTGCTGAGTGGGTAAGACACAGGATTAAGAAGGGCGATAAGATAGTCCACTGTGTAGCTCCTACTAAGGGAGACGTAAGACGAGTTATGGTCGAGGGCGACTCAGGTCTTATTAATGTATGTTGGAAGGGAGATAAATCCTATAGAGGAAGTCCACTAGGATTACCTATATGGTCTCCCACTAATAATACACTCACTTGGGAGAATGGAGCTAAAGCTGTATTCTTCTCTGCAGAAGACCCAGAAAGACTCAGGGGTCCACAAGCCTACTCTGCATGGACTGATGAGCTATGTGCATGGAGAAACGCACAAGAAACTTGGGATATGCTACAGTTTGGCTTACGACTTGGACGTAGACCACAAGTATTTGTCACTACGACACCAAAGACAACCAAACTCATTAGAAATATCCTAGATGATGACAAAACGACAGTCTCTACCGGCAGTACTTATGATAACGCTGCTAATCTTGCTGATACTTTCCTCGACGCAGTCCGTAAGACCTATGAAGGCACCCGCCTTGGTCGCCAAGAACTTTACGCCGAAATCCTGGACGAAGCGTCAGGCGCTCTATGGAATAGAACTCTCTTAGCCTCATGTGAGGTAGACAAAGATGATGTTCCCACTCTTAATCGTATAGTGGTATCCATAGACCCCGCAGTTACTGCAAACGCCGAAAGTGATATGACTGGTATTGTTGTAGCTGGTGTAGACGTCAACGGTAGAGCTTACGTCCTAGAAGACCACACAGGTAGATACACTCCTCAGCAATGGGCAGCTAAAGCCGTAGACCTCTACAGAGAGCATATGGCAGACCGCATTGTAGCTGAGAGAAACCAAGGTGGCGATATGGTTCGCCACACCTTACACACAGAAGATGAAACAGTCCCAGTAAAGCTCGTCCATGCATCCAGAGGGAAGATGGCACGAGCTGAACCAGTATCTGCTCTATATGAGCAAGACAAAGTTAGACACGTAAAGGGATTAAACGACTTAGAAGATCAGATGGTACAGTGGGAACCTCTAGGGTCCACAGGCTCACCAGACCGTCTTGATGCTTTAGTTTGGGCTATAACGGACCTCTCATTGAATGGCTACGCAAAACCTACGCTTAAACTAGCGTATAGTAGCGCCAAAGGATTACGGTAATGGTTAAGAAGCTCTCAGAGACAGAGGCCAAGCAAATACTAGGTGTAGCAGGTGACAACACCTACAATGGTCAGATACGGGCTGATGAGTTTCTACCTGAGCTTCGTGGCAAGAAAGCCATACGCAAGTACCGTGAGATGAGAGACAACGATAGCACCATCGGTGCTGTCATGTATGCTACAGAACAAGTCCTTCGTGACGTAGATCTAAAGGTAATGCCAGCCAATGATACACCACAAGCTAAGAGAGAAGCTGAGTTCGTTAAGTCTGTCCTTGATGACATGGATCACACTCTTGATGACCATGTTGCTGAAGCCCTTTCAAGTCTTTCTTACGGCTTTGCGTGGTTTGAGGTTATCTATAAGAGACGCAATGGGCCGACTACAAGAAGCGACAAAGGCCGCTCTAAGTATTCTGACGGTCGTATGGGTATCCGCAAGGTCGCTATTCGTGCGCCTTGGACAATCTCTAGGTTTGATGTAGACACCAAAACTGGTGACGTATTAGGCATCTATCAGGACGGCTCAGGTTATAACAACTCTAATTATATACCTACTCGTAAAAGTCTGTACTACCGCACGACAACGATTAATGGTGACCCTGCTGG